GGCTGGACCGACACGGGTACCGACGCGACCGACGAGATCAATCTGATAAAGGCGACCGATCACCTTGATCGCGCCCATGCGTTCACCGGATACGCCGCCAACGAAACGCAGCGCCTCAAATGGCCCCGGGTGACGAGTATCCTCGTCGACGGATGGAGCTTTGATAGCGACGAAATTCCGCAGGACATAATCGACGCGCAGTTCGAGCTCGCCTATCTGATACAGCTCGGGCTCAACCCGGCAAAAACAATCGCGGGCACGGTGAAATCAGCGGGCGCAGGTCCGGCGAGGGTCGAGTTTCTGGGCGGCATGGCAAAGCCCCGGATCGTCGCGATCGAGGGGCTGTTGCGGCCCTATTTGACGCACGGCGCTAGTCAGGTGAGGGCGATCAGAGGATAATGCCGACCATTGCCGAAATCGCTGAGATCGCATTCGACGCCGTTGACGAGGCGATCCCCGACGCTATCCACGCCGCGACCCTCGGCTCTGTCTCAAAGGGGGCCTACAACTATACAACCGGCGGTTATGCCGAGACAGCGGCGACCGACACGGGCCGTCTCACAATCCTGACAGCCCGCCCGACCCCCGACCCTTTCCCTGATTACACGCGAGGCGCTGGTGACGAATATGCGCTGCTCGAGGGGTTCACGACAGCCCCCGAGGAAAGCATGACTTTGACGGTCGGCGCTATCGTGTGGCATATAATGGCGGTGCAGGATATCGGCGCTGCCGGTACGCTGTTTAATGCAATGATCAAAAAGGTGCTTTCATGATACCGCTACACCGCTACACCGCAGACATTCCGGCCTTGTTGTTTTCATGGGCGACCGTCTTTGTCTGGCTCGCGCTCGTCGCTCTCCTGTTCCTGCTCGCGCCGCCCGCTAAGGCGCTGGGCGCGTTCTCGATCGACACGCCACACGACGGCTCGATCACGTTCGACGTTGCCTGCGATCTAGACGGCGACCGAGGGCCGTGCGATCCCCCGCTGCCCGATCCTGAGCCGGGAGACCAGAGCTGCGAGGATTGCGATCTCGACGACGGTCGCGACATTCCTGAGCCTCCAACCGACCCCGAGCCGCCGCTTAACGACGGTCGCGACGGCGACGGCCCAGGCGACACCGATAACGCCAGCTCGACGGGTGCGGGGCCGGGGGGCTCCGACGCCGTCGGGCGAAACTGAACGAGGGAATGAATGGGCGCAGCCTCAGCACAATTCTCGCTCCAAATCAACCGCGAATGGGCGTTGAAAGAGCAAGAGATCGGAGAGTTTGTGCAAGAGGTTGCGCTCGCAGCTCTGACCGGCGTCGTGCAAATGTCGCCGGTTGGCAACCCTAGCCTCTGGAAAAACCCGAGCTCAGGCCGGGGATACGTCGGGGGCCGGTTCCGGGGTAATTGGGGCGTCTCGATCGGAGCCCCTCTGTCTACCGTAAGCGCGGAGATCGACCCCGACGGCGGTGCCACTATCGCCCGAGGGCAGGCCGTGATCGAGAGCTATCCGCAAGGCGATTATCCGGTCCTCTACCTGCAAAACAATCTGCCCTATTCGCTCGTGCTCGAGACCGGACACTCGACGCAAGCGCCCTCTGGCATGGTCGGCATTACCGTCGCGAACGTCGAGTCGTTCTATGCGTCGAGGCAAATATGACCTATCAGCTCGAGCGCGACGCAATCGAAACCTACCTCGATACAGCTTGGCAGGCAGCCGAGCCGACGGTGCCGATCGGCTTGCCGGATCACGATTTCACCCCCGTTGCGGAAAGCCTGCAATTCAACATCAAGCCGGGCGCTGTGCTGCAAGCCTCGACCGGGCAGGCCGGGTCGAACCGGATCGAGCATGTCGGCCTCGTCATGGTTCGCATTTACAGCGCAGGCGGCAAGGGCGAGGCGGCTTGGCGCGGCCATGTCGACACGCTCGACGGCATCCTCTCGGGCGCGCGGCTCGACAATGCCGGGGCGGTTGAAACCGGGATCGGTGAATTTATTCGTTTCTCGCATCGCGATCTGTATCCCTATGTAGTCGGATCAGCACCGGACGGGCCGCTGCTCGTGACGACATATTTTGCGCCGTTTGTGCGCTTTGAGACAGGATAGGAACCATGTCAGGACCAAGCTCGAACCAACTCCGCTCGGCTTACATCGCAGAGGCCACGGTCGCCACGATACCAGCGACTCCAGGCTTCACGACAGCCGCCGACGGGTTCATGCTCAACGCGGGCGCGGTCCCATCGGTGCAGCGCTCCCTGGCAGCGCTCGGGGCGCGTGAGGCGGTGACGCCACAGACCTTGCCGGTCACTGGTCGAAAGCAGGGCAAATTCGTCTATGGCCGCGAGGACGCGATCCTCGAGACGCTCTTGCAGGGAGCGTGGGCTGCGAACGTGCTCAAAGACGCAAAGACGATCAAGACGATCGCGGTCGAAAACACGATTCCCGCTGGCGCTGGCGGGACAAATACCATGATGCGATATCGCGGAGTGCAGGCCGTCGGCGGCTCGCTGATCATGGAAGCGGGTCAGGATATAACCTATAACTGGGATCTGCGCGGCATTGGCTCCGACGACGCCAGTACCTCGGCGATCTCGGGCGCGACATACTCCGATCCGACGGTCGACTATCCGATGGTCGCGGGCTTTGACGTGAGCCTCTTGTCGGTCGCAGGCGGCACGCTCGACGCGGTGCAGCGCTGCGAGATCATGTTCAATTACGAAGATCGCTCAGATCAACCGGCAGTCGGCAATTCCTTCGATTTGAGCGGAATCACCCCCGGCGCATTCCTGCCTCAGATCAAGCTGCGCGTTTACGTCGACGCCAATTTCCTCGCGATCTACAACGCCGCCCGGGCCGAGGATGAGAGCTTTGCGTGTGATATCAATCTCGGGCGAACGGCAGCCAGCAAATACACGATTGACTTTCCCGAGTGCTATTTCGGGCCGACGAACCTCGATTTCAATACTGCAGAGGGGTTTCACGACATCACTGTGCTGCCCGTCTATGACGGCACAACGGAGAATTGCGTTTGCAAGATAACAAGGGCAGTCTCATGACCCCCGGCGACCTGAAAGGATAAGACATGGCAACCGGCGCGAGCTCCAATCAACTGCGATCGGCGTACATCAAAGAGACGGCGATCGGCACAACCCCGACGACCCCGGCCTTCACGACGGGCGACCCCTTCATGCTGACAGCGGGGGCGGTTCTCGCGTCCAAGCGGTCGCTGCCCGCTGGCGGTGGCAGGGATGCCAGCACGCCCGCCTCGCTGCCCGTGGCCGGGACTAAGCGCGGTATGCTGATCTATGGCCGCGAGGACGATCTACTCGAGACCTTGCTGCAAGGCGCTTGGACTGCGGACGTGCTCAAAGACGGCAAGACACCAAAGACGGTTTCGGTCGAGAATGCGATACCGGCAGGCGTCGGCGGCACAACGACAATGATGCGTTACCGGGGCGTGCAGGCGGTCGGCGGGTCTCTGATCATGGAAGCAAACCGCGAAATCGAGTATTCGTTCGACCTGCGCGGAATCGGATCGGATGACGCCAGCACGTCGATCATTACGGGCGCGACCTATTCCGACCCGACCGTCGATGTGCCCATGGTCGCATCGTTCGACGTGAGCGTGCTCACAGTGGGTGGCGGCACGCTCGACGGTATCCAGCGCTGCGAGGTTCTGTTCAACTATGAGGACCGGACCGATCAGCCTGTCGTTGGCAACAGCTTTGACCTAAACGGCATAACGCCGGGGGCCTTCCTGCCCGAGATCAGGTTGCGCTGTTTTGTCGACGCCAATTTCGCGGCGATCTACAACTCGGCCAGGGACGAGGACGTCGCTTTCGTTTGCGATATCAATCTCGGGCGAACGGCTGGCTCGAAATACACGATCGACTTTCCTGATTGCCACTTTGGCCCCTCGGCCCTCGATTTCAGCGGCGCGGAGGGTTTTCACGATATCGTCGTCTTGCCGAACTATGACCCGACCGGCGACAGCGCGATCTGCAAGATCACGAGGGCAGTGTCATGAGCTGGACAGCGAAGAAACCGTTCACCGCTGCCCTCAAGGGCAAAGAGCGGCGTATCGTCAAGGGCGAGACGCTCACCGACGCCGAGGGCAAAGAGCTCGGCCTGTCCGGCAAGCCTGATCTGGCCTCGAAGAAAAAGGGGACGCAGCAGACACCGAAATGATGCCGCGCAGCATCGGCGGGCCGACGCGATTCGGTGGTCGCACAGTCGGCCCGCCACCTAACACCGAAAAAGGATAGGCGATCATGGAACTCAACACCCCGAACCTCGCGCAAGCCGAAATGACCCGCACGTTTCCCGACGCACCCTGGCTGGCGCACGACGACAAGGTGCCCTTTGTGACGCTCGAGTGCAGGGCGGGCGGCTACCTCAACGCCCCGCTGCAGGCGGCGATCGAGGCGCTCAATATCAAGCGCGACGTTGACGATCTTGAGCTGAAAAGGCTCGCAGACGACCCCGAGGCATATGTCAAATTCGAGCAGGCTTCCATGCGTCGCGACGCCTTGGGTCGGCTCGGGGCGGTTCTGGATACCTGCGTCGAGAGCTGGTCAACAAACATCGAGTCGGATGGCGCGCTGATCGACCCGACGCCTGAGAACCTCAGAGCGCTCTCGCGCGCATTCGAGCCGCATACCTCCAAGATGTTTCGCGAGCTCATGGTCTTTGTGAACGATCTCTCGGGTTTCATTGTCGCCCGCGACGCGGACGCGGTAAAAAACTAACGGAGGCGCTGGAATGGGAGCTCACATACAGCGCCGCCGAGATCGAGTTTCTCAGGCACAAGAGGCCCGAGGTTCTGGCAGATCGGCCGGAAATCCGCGAGCCGCTGTTCTGGTCTGCATATCAAAGCCTGCGCAGGTCGTGCTCGATTGGCGAGTTTGGTATCGGCCCGATCGCATTCTCGGAGATCATGACATACTGTCAGCACGCCTCGATCACCTGCCCGGTCATGCGCGCGAGGGTGGTCCAATACGTCGGCGAGCTACACCAAGCGGAGAGGTCGCACATTGGCCGAGCTCAGACTAAACCTTGACCCCTCGGGGATTCAGACCGGCTCGGACCAGTCGGTCGACGCTCTGGCGCGCGTGCAGGGCGCAGCGCACCGGGCCGAGGATAAGATCGACGATCTCGGACGCCGGACATTGCCGAGGGCAGGCCGAGCCGCTGGGGGCTTTAGCAATCAAGCTCGGCTAATGTCCATGCAGCTCTCGCAGGTCGGGCAGCAAACGCAGGCGACCGGCAATTTTGTGCAGGCCCTCGCAATTCAGCTTCCCGACATTGGCCTCGCGTTCGGCACGATAGGCACCGCCGTCGGTCTCTTGGTCGGAATCGCCCTGCCGTCGATCGTCAACGCATTCAGGCAGACCGAGGACGTCAGCAAGGACGTCGACGAGCAAATGAGCGAGCTCAGCGCGACGACCGATCAACTCACGAAATTGCTAGCCCTGCAGGCTGGAGATGCAGAGAAACTGGCGGCGGCTTACGGGCTGATCGCCGCCGAGGCGCGGGTGCTCAACGAGATAGGCATTGCCGCCGCCGCGCAAGACCAGCGCGAGGCTCTGAGCACGCTACTGGAAACCATTGCGGCGGGCGCGTCGGGCGTTGACGAGTTCGACGCGGCTATGCGGATGCTGCAAGAGTCGCTCGGTGAGACAAGAGGGCTGTCAGCGCAGGCCGGGGCGTTCTTTGCGCAGCTTCCTGCCGATCTTAGGCTTGGAGTGCTTGAGGTTCGTGAATTGGCGAAAGCGGCGGCGGATTCGACGACGTCGGTTGAGGACTTGCGCAAACGAGCTGCCGCCCTAGTCGTCTCGCTTGAGGCGATCGACGACGTCGGGTTCAACAGTCTTATTCAAAACCTGCTCGGCATTGTGACGACGCTCGCAGATGTTGACGCCGCCGCCCGAGGCACTGCCGAAACACTGCACAACGTCAACGCCCTGCGCTTTGAACTCTTGGCCGACGGCAACGTCGACTTTCTTGATCCTCGCGGCGAAACGCAAATTGGCGGGACACGCCCAAACCGGCAGCCCCCGTCGACGCGCCCAGGGCGCAGCGGCGGCGGTGGCGGCGGTGGCGGCGGTGCCAGCGAGGTCGACAAGCTTGCGTCGGAGTTCGAGCGCCTGAGAGGTCAGATCGACCCGACATGGCGCGCGCTGCAGCAGTACACGCAAGCGGTCGAGACGCTGGACGCCGCGCTCGCCGGGGGTCTTATCCAAAGCCAAGAGGACTATGACGAGCTGCTCGCCCAGGTCGAGACCCGGTTTACCTCTATGGGCGAGCTGGCGCAGAGCGTCGGGCAAACCATAGAGAACGCCATGACAGACGCTTTCATGGGCATCATTGACGGCACCCTCGACGCCGACGAGGCGTTCAAGCAAATGGCCGCCAGTATCATTTCGGAACTGTTCCGGGTTCTGGTCGTGCAACAGTTGGTCGGGTCGTTCGAATCGGGCGGTGGCGGGCTCTTGGGCGGCCTATTCTCTTTGATCGGTCGCGCC